TTGGTCTTCATATCCTAAGAAAGCTTTTGGTATTCTCAATGAAGATAACAGTTTATTTTTAAGATACTCAATATCCTCTGTTGCTTCATATGTCAAACCTGGAAGGGATTCGATATTTGTACCACTATCACCACCGCGAACTGGTAAGAAAAAATCTTCGGTAATATTTTGCATGTTATATTTTAAATTATAATCACCAGTTGTCTCGTCTACAACAGGAGCTTTTTTCATCTTATTAATAACTTGTTGCATGTAATTATCAACTTCAGCTGGTGGAATATTACCAATATCTAACTTAAATATTCTTTTTTCTGGTGCCCTCATGATACGATGTATCAACATAGCGTCTTCCATAAGAGTTAATTGTTTATATATCTTACGAGCACCCTCTATTTGAGATTTACCATAAGGTAAATAATTAGAATCTGAAAGTAATCTAAAATGAGCAACTTCATAATTTTCTAATTCTTCTGATGTTGATGTTTGTTCTGGTTTATATCTATGTTCAGATGTCATCGCTTCAATCAAAAACTTAACATACTCAGGATTTTCAGGGTCAAGTCCTTCTAATCTTGATACATCATAAACTGAAAGTGGAACTACGTTTGTGATACCATATTTTTCATTTATTTCTAACTTCAAAAAGAAATCACCATACTTACACATATTACGAATCCAAGGCCATAGATTAAACTCAATATTAACAATATCGTAAAATAGATTATGTAATATTTCTTTTATTTGTTCGTTATCAGTTTTTATTTGTAACACTTCACCATATTCAGATTTCATTGTAGACTCATCTGCGTAAATGTCAAGTGCCGAAGATATGATAGCATCAGAATCCATTGACTCATAATCCTTAAATAAATTAAGTCTCATAGATTTTGTCAATAAAGCATCTGAATACCCACTCAACCCAGCTCCAGTAAATATTTTTTGGTATCTATCTACTAAATTACTTTTTGAATAGGATTGTGTACGACTAGTATCACTAACTTTTAATTTTCTTCCGCCAACGTTCCTAACAACAACGTTAGATGAAAATAATCTTCTTAATCTACTGAATAAACTTGTATCAGCCATTTTTTACCTCTTTACTTATAATAACCACTCTAATGATTCTTTTTCTTTATTTATTTCCAAAGTCCAAGAATCATTTTGGTTATTTGTTGGTGTATAAACACCTTGGTTAGATGTTATACTATTCATTGCTTTTTTCTGTAAATGTATTCCCTCTGCTCTTAATCTTAAAGCAGTCTCACGTATCCATAAACCCATAGCGTAAGACATCACAAGGTCATCATTATATCCTTGCATTGCTTCTGCTCTACTACCATTATATATAAATACAAACAATTCATCAATTAATCTCTGTGAGTGTACAGTTACTAACTTTTCTCTAAAAAATTCTTCTAATTTTGCTACAACAAGTGGTCTAGTCTTTTGTGTTATTGTAAAACCAGGAATAAGTTGTTTTTCTGACCTATTGATTTTATTATTAATTTGTCTATGTACATCAACCACTTGTAAATCTTTACTCATATAAAATAAATTTTCATATTCTCTATCAATACATTGTTGTAGAGTTGCCCAACCAATGTTATTGTTCTCAACCACTAGTAATGCGTTATTATATTCAATAGATATATTAACAAGTAAATTACCAAAATCTCTAGTAGACATTCTACCCTTGTATTCAGCTACTTGTTCTAAATTTTCAACATCCATAATATGAAATGCTGAATAGTCTGTTGAATCTCCACGACTAACGTCAGCACATACTATATAATCTTTTGTATAGTTTGGTGGTTTCCAAATCCACACATTACTATCTATTCCTCTCTTTTCAATCGGTTCTTCAACTTGAGTTTCTCTATACTCTTCCAATATAATACCATCGATTACAGATTGACCAGAAGTGATAAAGTCACAATCACATTCTTGTGCTGCTAATGATGGGCCTAGTAAAGTATCTTGTTCGTCTCTCCACTCTTGACCTCTCTCAGGATGTACAGTCCAATGTAATTTTATAAAATTAAATTCATTTAAACCATCTTCTGCATCCATCCAAGTTTTGTGAAACCAATTACCCACACCATTTGGTGTAGATAGTGCGATACATTGTCCACCAGTAGATAATGTCTGTGAAGCTGCAGCCCATATACCATCAATTTTATCAATAAATGCCGCCTCATCAAGAACTAATAAAGATAGTGCTTCTGAACGACCTGCATCTTCACCACTTGACACTGCCTTTATTTGTGAACCATTCTTATACCTCAATGACAACTTGTTATCTTCAACACATCTCTGTTTTAACCATGAGGGTAAGTTGGCGTGCATTACTCTCACTTTAGTTACTAAGTTTTTGGCAACTTCTTGTTTAGTAGCAATAACAAGTATATTCTTATCTTGATGAAATGTCATCATCCAAAGTGAGTATCCAGCAGTAATAGTGGATATACCTAATTGACGAGCTTTAAGAATTACATTAAAACGATGTTGTACAAAATCTTCAATTGCGTTTTCTTGAAAATCATATAATGCAAATGGTATTTTACCTTTTATTGGATGTTGAATCATACAATACTTTTTCAAGAAGTAAATTGGATCAGCAGCAGACTTCACATACTCCTGCTTTATCACATCTTTTAACTGTCCGTTTGAGTTTCGTTTCATATTACCTAAGTTTTATGTAGTACGTGAACTACACCTGTGCCCCCAATAGTTACTTGTTTAGGTGCTACAGAATAAAATGTATCTGCCGCTAATGCTGCAGCTGGTATAGTTCCACCATTTACTGCTGTTATAGTTACATTAGTTGGATCTCCTACGATAAATGCTGCAGCTGCCTGTGAACCAGAAAAATATTGAGTTGAACTCGCCGCAACCGTTGTTACTCTATTATAATCTCCAAAACTCTGTGCTGCTGGTGCACTTCTACTTGATACATCGGTTCTTCCATTTGAACCATGTGTAATTGTTGCCATTTAATTTCTCCTATTAAATTTGATTAAAATTCTCCTATATATAAATATATCACTTTAGAGAATCTTCCATTTTTTGTAAATGTTCTAACGCTTCATCAGCTTGTTTCATCACCAAAGTCATATCCATATCCCACTTCTCTTTATCAACAGAATACCCATCTGGTCTAACTTGTTGATAAAACTCTGGTGTTTTTTGTTTTTTAAACTCCTCTATACTTAGTCTTTGTTCTTTTATCCAAGACATTGTATTCGCCTTTACCTTTTCTTTCTCCCATTCATCATATGTACCTTCAATTCTCATTTTATTTTCTACCTCTAATTGACAATCAAAACAATGATTGTATAAACGATACATTTTATCATCTAATCTCTTTTTCATAACCTTATCACACTTTGGACAAAACCAAGGTGTTCTAGCGGCCTTTAATGCTTCAGAACGTTCACTAGACTCTTCTCTTTCTTTTACTATTTGTTTTTGTCGCTCTTTTTTTTCATTAATATCTTCTATCGCTACCATAATACGTTTTTCTGGAGTTTCACCTCTTAGTATTTGTTGCATTGCTTTATTTTCTCTTACACTTTCTCTACTTCTTGCCATAACCTACTCCTATACGAATTTCAACATACCTAAGATTTGATTTGCTGGTGCAAATGCTCCCGTATACTTAAATAATTTACCTTTGTATACAAATGTTATACCCTCACTTGGTACAACTGACTTTAAACCACCAATTGCGTTCAATCTATCTAACTGAACCTTCAATGTGTTCAAAACTTTCGGGTCTTTTGACTTTCTAACCTTAGATATTGCACTTTTTAAATCTTTTCTTATTTGTTGAGCTGCTTTTGATGGATTTGCTGCAATAAAATCACTAAGATTCGATAAAATCTCTGCTCCTAACTCAAAAAACAGAATTTCCCAGTCTCTAATATGTTGTTTTTGTAACTTTTGTAAATCCATCTTGTCTGTTTTAAGTACCCAATCTAAAAATTTAGGATATTTTTCTAAATCTTTTCGTATTTCTGGTATTTTATACGATTTATCTAAAAAAGCCCACCTTTTTGTCAACTTTATTAGAACATTGTTAGATGGATTCTTATAATCTGTTTGTTTTCCACCATTATAAATATATTCCATCCAATAAGCTTGATGATAATCAGCTAATGTATCAGTATCACCTAGTTGATATTCACTTTGTAACTTATTTAACTTACCTAAGAAATAACTTTGTCTTTTAGCAAAGTCTTTTACTTGTGGTAACTTAGCAATAAATGGTTTTGTAATACTATAAGTCTTCTGTATATTCCTATTTATCTGTTTTATCATACCAGCTAAAGTTCTAGCACTACCTCTATCTTCTCCAATAGGTGTACCTGCGGTATCATACTCAATTGTACCATGAAATTGTAATAATGATTTATCATATGGTATTACATTTGCTGTTTTTGGATAAATTACCTCTAATGACATGAATTTTTTACCTTCAGCAAATATTTTTTCTTTTTGTTTTTTACTTAAACCCTTTAGTGCCTTTTCTAAATCTCTCATAGCTGATACAAATGCGGTTTCTATTTCACCTCTACCAGCAAACATATTTTTTATACCACTAACACTCAAAGCGTTAGCACCATGATTTTTAATATGTCCTTTATTACGAGCTGCGATAAGTTTATCATTCTTCCAACTTATCATTATATTTTGACCATCTGTTTTTTCTGTAACCGCTCCTTCACTATCAAGTTTACCTTGTAGTGTATTAATAATTAGTGTCTTAAAATCTGAAAATGTAAGATTTTTGTCATCGAAAGGATGGTTAAGGTGTCCATAGGCTCCACCTTCAATCAATAACTGAACCTCTTTATTTAAATTGATTCTTTCTTTTAAATCTGGTGAATAATCAAACTTTTTGGATGGGGGTAATTTACCTTTAGTACCCTTAGTTCCTGACCATGCCCATCCAGTTTTTCCTTTACCATATTCTCTTGATGGTTTTTGTGATATTTCAAGACCTTTACCATCAAGTCCCATCCATTTAACCACTTCCCAACCAATTCTTCCTACAATACTATTCAAACGTTCTTTATACTTAGAGTTCACATTTTCATCACCTGGAATTGAACCAGCTCTACCAAATGTAACTTGTCCTATTGGATTATCAATCATAGTATAATCCATACTAGGATCCAATACTTCACTATTTTTATCTTTAATCATATAATCAACAACACTCCAACCAGATTGTTGCATAAACCAAGGAACATCATCTTTAGCGACTCTATAATAATCTGAAAAACTAGAATAAAAAGTTCCAGGTCCATCATCTGCATCGTGAGTTGTTGTAGGACTACTTTCCTTTATAAGTTTATTAATATCTATATCTATTATGAACTCTTCTATCAACTCTTTTGTAAGTTTAAATGATTCAAATAACTTTCTAAACTTATTTGTCATCATATTATAGATACCTTTATCATAGTATCCAAATACTTTTTTGAATCCCTTTACTCTCTCACTATCATCAACGTTTGGATCACCCAAAAGTTGTCTCATCTGTGTTCCACTAACTGAACCAAATTGTGGTGCAGTTATATAATATCCATGAACATCAAATCCTTCTAAATTATTCTTATTCTTTAAGTAATCTTGATAATAAGTTTTACCACCACTCTTTTTAGTACCACCTTTTAATCTACCAGCATCTTTCTTACCAAATGCATAAACTACAGCAGTTGTATCAGGATCAAATTTTTTAAGTAAGTTAGCAGCTACATAAGGAGTTTTCTCCTGTACAATTCTATTTTTCTTCACTCCCATCTTTGTCATATGACGAACTTTTTCTTTAAAGTTCATTGGATGTCTTGGTGGTTGTTTAATATTTGATGTAGTTATATAAACTTCATCTACTTGTTTCTTTAACCAATTGTATGTAGCTAAATGGCCTGAATGAAATGGTTGAAATCTACCACCGAATACACCGATGACTTTTTTAATTTGTTTGTTTTCATTCATTCCTAATTTTTTTCGTAAAACAGCAATTTGTTTTTTAAGTTTCTTTTGATTAGGTGAACCTGGCATCGCTTTCATAGCTCTACTATATAATTTATATAATTCAGCTTTACTCTCATCTATATTTTTCTCTATTCTAAATTTCATTGCAGGTCTACCATTAATAAGTAAATCACCTTTTTCATTCCAATCAATAGATTTAACAACAACCTTCTTATTTTTAAATTTACCCATTCTTATCGTATCACCAATTTCAACAGGAATTTCTATACTTTCAAAAAATTTAGATTGACCAGGATCTTTGAATA